CCCGTAAACGCTGACATGGGTTGTATTAACCCCAACTCCTTCACATGCGACAAGAGCCGCAGCGTAGAAAATCAACGCTTCAAGTTCAAATGTGAATCCATTCCCCATTGAGGAGAACTTCTGCCACATTAGCTTCGAACCATCAGGCATTTTACCGCTCTTACAACGCAAGGCATTCAACACAGTAAACCATCGCTGAGGTAATAGATATTCAACTACCTTAAACGCAATGGAATCGCTGGCCGAAGAAAAATCAACAGTTGCTAAATTAAGCTTTACAGCTTGCATTGACAACTTTTGATTCCGCCCCTGGTTATTAAGATCTATGCCTACCGCTCTTAATCGTTTTCTGATCATGTTACCGGCACCGTGTTGAAACCAGGAGTTTAAACCTGGTTCCTTCGCAGCTACTCGGTCTGATTTCGAATTCTTTGGAACAGTAAACACCGTATTGCTCTCCTGCATTGATAAAGGCGACTGGGAACAAAGGTTTTTTATGACCTCCCCGTCTCTCCCGAACCACGTAGGATATAGGTGTGGTAACACTTCACCTATGAGAGCGTACAGCTCTGCAGTGATTCCAGTTTCTTCTTGGAATTTTCTTGTAGCACTGACATCCGTACCAGAAACTGACACGGTTGAGCCAGGGCCCCAAGCAGTTTGTTCAAAGAACTCTTCAATCACAAACGGTCCCAGTATTTGATCAATTTTCAACCTCATCCTCATAAAGGAGTCAGCTTTCGCATGTTTTTCAGCATGCAAACATGATCTGAACCGGGCATTCGTGTCTCTACAAATTTCTTCTGTCTTCAGAAGTTTTGCGAGTGCTGCTTCTGTCGTATCATAACTTGTTTTTAAGAAGTCGCTTTTTGACAAAAAGCTAACCGCGAGATAATCAAGGTGGAACCGATTTGCATCGTACCCATCATAATCAAGCGGATTGACATCCAAGTCTAGCAACTGCTCATGCTCGTTATACTTGAACATGAGATACGCCGCCAGACTCTTAGGTGTGTCAAGGGCTTTGAAGAAATCAAGAACGTTCGAAAATGTATCTCCTCGAACAGCAGAGTAAGTGTTTAGCGCTTGTTGAACTTTGCGCTTGTTTATGGCTTTGCTCATAAAACCTCCGACGTTAGTAAACTGCTTATCCGTAAACCGCTTCGAAATTCTCGACTGCGGCCGTGGTTACAGCGTTACTGAGAAGATTCTTCACAAACGCACTGAGGTTTTTACGCTCAGCAAGCGTAGTACGTTCTGGAAAGACCATTTCAACGGTTGCCAGACAATCATAGGCTTTCGTTGGGGCCGGTTGAATCCCAGTGGATGTCGATGGTGAAGTTACTTCAAGTGTCGGAACGACTACCTTTGCCATCAGCTTGTAATTCCGCGAAGTCTTTGAAGGCTCGCGAAGAGACATGGTGATGACGGGGTAGCCGAGAGCAATACCGCCAGAGCGGTCGGCCCACTTAGCAATGCCTGCAGGGTCAATTTTGACCGGGGCAAATGTGTGAGTGACGGGCGTTGAAGCACCGTCATTGAGAGTCAAGGATGCAATAGCAGACATGACGATTCCTTATTAAATAAAATTGAAAGGAGACTACCGATTCGATACTTGACGTAGCAAAGCGATAGCGTTTATGGC